GGTGGAGATTATCAAAAAACTTTTGCGGGAGTAAAAGGTAAAGATGAAATTTTTTTTGATATGACGGGTAAAGAAAGAAAAGATTTTGAAAAAAAAATATCTCTTAAATGGAATAATGACATCGGTGCATTTGTAACTCCAAACGAAGATATTGCATCCCAGGCTGATATTAAAAAATATATTGCAGAAAATCCAATGGAGGTAAAAGCAGGAGAGACACCATTAAAACCTGCAACTAACAAAAGTGTTTTAGCTAACGTGGGTAGAACCATGGCAGCTGTTGGAGCTCCATTGCCTACAGCATTAATAGATTCCTACTTTATAGGCCAACAAGTAAAACAAGGTAAAGGCACTGCAGAGATTGCAAGCAACCCATTAAACTGGTTAGGTCTTGCAACTATGGAACCCCTAACAAAAGCTGCAGGTATTGCAGAAGGTGATGGTTTGAAGAAGGTATTGAGATTAGGATTGAATCCTGCTACAATTAGAGGTATAAGTAGGTTCGCAGGTTTACCGGGACTTGCAATAAGTACGGCTATGACTGCATATGATCAGTATGAAAAATACAAAGATGGAGAGGGATTCATCTACAAACTATTTAATAAAGAGGGAACCTAATAGATGGCTACAATAGACAAACCACTTCCAAATACAAATATTACCGAAACAGTTGTTAAAGTTCCAAAACAAGAAGAATTAATTCAAGAACGAGATGAGATTATCGAAAAGAAAAATCAACAAGGTAACATTGAAGTTACCATGGATGATGAAGGTGGTGCTGAAATTGCTTTTGATCCAAGAGCAGTTGCGGACGAAGGTGGTCAAGACCATTACGAAAATCTTGCAGACTTTTTAGGTGAAGATGTTTTAGAACCACTTGGTGCTAAAATGGTTGACCAATACAACGAGTACAAAGAGTCTCGAGGTGATTGGGAAGAAACTTATAGAAACGGATTAGAACTTTTAGGATTTAAATATGAAAGACGAACAGAACCTTTTAGAGGCGCTAGTGGTGTCAATCACCCGGTTCTTGCGGAAGCAGTTACGCAATTTCAAGCGCAGGCTTATAAAGAGTTACTCCCAGCTGATGGACCAGTACGAACGCAAATAATGGGAACAGTTGATGTTCCACGTGAAGAACAAGCAAAGCGTGTTAAAGATTTTATGAATTACCAAATCATGGATCAAATGAAGGAATACGAGCCTGAGTTTGATCAGATGCTTTTTTATCTCCCTCTTAGCGGCTCTACCTTTAAAAAAGTATACTATGATTCCCTCTTAGGTAGAGCCGTGTCTAAATTTGTACCAGCGGATGATTTAATCGTCCCATACTCTGCAAATAGTTTAGAGGATGCAGAGTCTGTAATACATGTAATTAAAATATCTGAAAACGAATTAAGAAAACAACAGGTGTCTGGTTTTTATAGAGATGTAGAATTAGGAACACCACCAGTTACAGAAAATCAATTACAAGATAAAAAATTAGAACTAGAAGGAATTTCTAAAGATGGTCAAGAAGATCAATACACTTTGTATGAAATACACACAAATTTAGATTTAGAAGGTTATGAAGATATGGGTGGTGATGGTGAACCTACAGGAATTAAATTACCTTACGTTATAACTGTTGCACAAGCAGGACAAAAAGTTTTATCAATTAGAAGAAATTACAAACCAGATGATCCGTTAAAAAGAAAAACAAATTACTTTGTACAATTTAAATTTTTACCTGGCACAGGATTTTATGGTTTTGGTTTAATCCACATGATTGGTGGATTAACAAGAACTGCAACTGCAGCTCTTAGACAATTATTGGATGCGGGAACCTTAGCTAACTTACCAGCTGGATTTAAATCTAGAGGTATAAGAGTTAGAGATGATGCACAACCTTTACAACCTGGAGAGTTTAGAGATGTAGATGCTCCTGGTGGAAACATCAGAGATCAATTTATGACTTTACCTTTCAAAGGACCTGATGCAACTTTATTACAATTAATGGGTATAGTTGTAAATGCAGGTCAACGTTTCGCGGCCATCGCTGATATGCAAGTTGGCGACATGAACCAACAGGCTGCAGTGGGTACTACAGTGGCGTTATTGGAACGGGGATCGCGGGTAATGTCAGCAATACATAAAAGAATGTATGTGGGACTTAAACAAGAATTTAAATTATTAGCAGAAGTATTTAAAACTTATTTACCACCAGTATATCCTTACGATGTACCAGGTGCTAGACGTGAAATTAAAGTACAAGACTTTGATGACAGAGTAGATATTTTACCTGTTGCAGATCCAAACATATTTTCACAAACACAAAGAATTAGTATGGCACAAAGTCAATTACAATTAGCACAATCTAATCCTAAAATTCATAATTTGTATCAAGCATACAGATCAATGTATGATGCATTAGGTGTAAAAAACGTAAATGCAATACTTCCACCGCCTGCTCCACCAATGCCAATGGACCCGGCACTAGAAAATATCATGGCAATGTCAGGAAAACCTTTTCAAGCGTTTCCAGGACAAGACCACAAAGCTCACGTTGATGCGCATTTAAGTTTTATGTCTATTGCAATGGTGCAAAATAATCCGATTGCTATGGCTGCTTTACAAAAAAATATTTTAGAACACATTTCTTTCATGGCACAAGAACAAATTCAGTTAGAATTTGTAGATGAGATGGCAGAAATGCAAATGTTACAGCAACAAATAGGACCAATGATGCAAAATCCTATGATGATGCAACAAAATCCTGTTGCAATGCAAGGTGCACAACGTATTCAACAGATAACTTCACAGATAGAATCACGAAAAGCTAAGTTAATTGCTGAAATGATGATTGATTATGCAAAAGAAGAGGACAAAATTACTGGTGATGCAGGTGGAGATCCATTGCTAAAACTAAAATCTAGAGAATTAGACCTCAAAGCAAGAGCAGATCAAGAGAAAAACGAAAATGCAGAGTCAAGATTAGATTTAGACATGATGAAAGCTCTAATGAACCAACAAAATCAAGATGCAAAACTTCAACAGAACGAAGAATTAGCTGGATTGCGTGCTGGTGTGTCTTTAGCAAAGCAACAAATGGCTGATGCAAGTAAAATTCACGATTTCGGTAGAAACTTTCCGAAGAAAAAGGTATAAATCATAACTTAAGGAGTTAACTATGGTTAAAAACAGAAAAAATGGTCGAGACAACGTAAAAGTTGTACCTGAACTTGGTGCTAACGCGAAAGGCGAGCAACAAGGTGGGATTCCAGTTGAAATGACTGATCCATTTACATCACAAGAAGTAGATGTAAGAGGTACAAAACGTATGAGACCAGATAAGAAACCTGTAAAAGCAACTTGGTACTAAATCATGTGGTTATCGGCAATTAAATTAGCCGTCTCTGCAGGAAGTAAGATTTATGCTAACAAGCAGAAGACGAAAATGGCTATGTCAGAGGCGCAGCTTATGCACGCAACTAAGATGGCCCAAGGTCAAGAAGCTTATCAGGGTAAATTGCTAGAAGCCCGACAGTCAGACTGGAAGGACGAGGCAGTTTTATTAATTCTCAGCGCGCCCATAGCGGTGCTTGCCTGGGCAGTTGTGAGTGACGATCCAACCGCGATGGACAAGGTAAAATTATTCTTCGAATATTTTTCTACCCTGCCGTCATGGTTTACAAATTTGTGGATCCTTGTCGTCGCGAGCATATATGGTATAAAGGGTACACAAATCTTTAGGAATGGAGGAAAAAAATAATGGCAAATCCAAGATTTAACAAACAAGTTGCTAACCCAAGAGGAATGAAAGTTGGCGGCAGAGTAAAAAAAATGGGTGGCGGAATGTCTACAAGAAGAAGAGACATGAGGTCAGGATATTATGAAAATGATATGGGTATGAAGGGTGGACCTATGATGAAAAAAGGTGGTCGTGTTGGTAAAAAGAAACAAGGCTACAAAGATAGAAAAGACGAATCTATCGCTATGAGAATTCGTAAGAAAAGAACTAAGAAGCAATTAAAAGCTTCTAGAGATGAGTCTTACGGAAGATTCGGAAGCAAGGCTAAAAAATCTGGTAAGATAAACAGATAATG